TAACAGGTTTCCAGTCATGTACTCATTGATCTGAGCAAGAGTAGATGAATACTTACCAGAGCCATTCACAAAGGCTTTAATCTTTGCAATGGTATCGGCTGAATTCTTCAACTGGATCCACTGAGCATTAGACATCACTACATACTGAATAGTAATGCCCTTTTCTAATGCAGCAAGATAAACCGACTCGATATCGTCGATAGGTTTTGAGCTGGCAATGGTTGCCCATGAGGTTGTCACACCTGATTTATTGGCAGCTGGCACACCGAACGAAACGGCAGTTTCAGTAACAACACCACCGGCATTGTTATTCTTATCCAAGGTTAACTCACCTTTAGATAATGCTTGAATAGCCAAGTGCTCCATACGGGCACGAACACCATTGTACACGAAATCGGTATCTTTAAATACCAGCTCAATCAATGATGTTTTATCAGCATCTCCATTTGCCTGAGTACGAAGCGTATTGTACTTATTCCAATCGCTTTCGTTCATGCTGCGCTTAATACCGATTTTAGGGATGTCTCCGCTTTGCTTCGATACCACAGTGCGGGTTTTCTCTGGTGCTGATGAATCGTAACTGATAACATCGGCCATTACAGGTACACCCTTCTCTCCGGTTAGGGTCTCCCACTTTAAGGTGTCAACTCTTTCAAGATCGAAGAAGTTAGGGAACAACACCGGTTTTACTTTATTGGTGGTCAACCGCGCTTTAAGCGTCTTAACATTGACCTCCTTTAACAAGGACCTTTCCATTTATAGTAAGGATTTAAGGTTAGACAAAACGAATCAATGAGAGTTTCTCTTTGATTCCTGCATTTAAAGGATAAGGTAGAATAGACTCCTTAACGGTTCCGCGTACCATCACCCCTACTTGTTGGTTTGCAACAGACAAGTCAACACCCGCTAAAGTGATACCAATAGGAGCGTATTTGTATGTTCCGGCACCGGCGGCAGCTGTTGCTGAGGCTTGAACCAAAACATCACCAACTGCCAATGCAACGCCAATGGTTGCGCCAACAGTTACAGCATCGTAAGATGCATTTGAAGCATCAATAGCCGTAATGGAAACCGACGCGCCAGTGAACTTATTGTTACTGACTACATCACCAACTTTCGCTTCATGGCCTTTATAGACCTTATAAGCAGTCTCGTTATTGGCGGCAGCTTCGTAGACTTTCAACGTTTTGACTACATGCAGTAGCCCGTTTGAATCTTCCCCAACCACAGCACCAGGTTTGAGCTCATCCGTCGAAACCAGATCAGCTTTCGCAATGGTACCTCCCCCAACTTTGTCCTCAATCATATTGATGACAACGAGCGGGTTTTGATATTCTGTACTCTCTTTTACGTACATGGTTAAACTTTTAGATTACACACTTAGTTTAATAACTCCAGGCTGCACATCGTCTGGCTTAGCAACATCCTGAATAAGCTTAACAAGCTCGTCATCAGTACCAATCGGATTGCTATTACTTGGAACATACTCGCCCCGCTCAATTGCCGCATTAATTGTCAATTGCTGCAACTCCAAACCTTCTGCTTCAAGTGATGTCACCTGATCTTCAAGCGACTTGTCGGAATTCACATCAATGCGTGAAAGCCATTTTGTCTGAAGAGCAGCAGGTAGTTTTGTTTTTGCCATCAAAAGCCTTGCTTGATCTAACTTTTGCGTTGCGTTTTGAGTGGTCACAACTCCCGTTAACATCTGTTGAAGTTTCAACAGATTTTCGTTTTGTTGTTGTAATGTAGTTTTTACCCACTCTGGGACTTCGCCCCCTTGACCTGGTACAGGGTTGGCTTGCCCCCCTGGCTGCGGATTTGGGTTCGGGTTTAAGGGTTTGCCATTTTCATCCAATCCCATCTTTTGGTAAAAGGCTTTTTGTGCGTCACTAACGCGCTTATCGCCGGTTGTCTGTAGGATTGTTGCAAATGACTTCACAAGAGGCTCGACCCCTGCAATTGCGGTTTCGAGTTGTGATTCGTCTGTGACAGTTTTGCTCAAATGTTCGGCAACACTGTCCAATACAATTGTTTGAGTTCCTTGGAATTTAGCCCTCAAAAGTTGAAGTATTCTATCTTTCATAGCACTGTGCTGTTTTGGTCAGCAAAGTATCAATAGTGCTATTGAGGGCAAAAGAAAGCGAAGGTTATGCTTTCACTGATTGTGGAAGTGTGAATAAAACGATGAAGAGTATCAATTTGAAATATCAGCCATTCTACATAAACTTGACGGAATTGTTTCCCGTGCTGCTATTGCCAGAGCCACTGGGATCAACGAAAAACAGATCGGTCACTATGCTATGGGTATTCGTACCCCTCGCCCTGCACAACAACAAAAAATAATTGACGGCATTCACCGTCTGGGGCGTGAGCTTGCTTCAGTATAATACAAAAACAAAGTCCGTTAAATTTTCACTTAACGGACTTTGTTTATTCGGTTACTTCTCCTTGTTCAATCCGAACCTGAAGTTCTAATGCTTCGTTTTCGGCTTCTATCCTGTCAGCCCATCCTGCAAGGGTACGACGCTGACGGTCCTTCTCATCTTCAGGAAGGGCGTCCCATTCTCGTTGCCGTCTATCGGCATCCTTACAATACTGATCAAAATCAACGGTTAAAGCCATGTTATATTTCTTTTAAATGAAATCTGTATGTACTGTCGCTGGTTTTGGTGTATTTCACCACATCATACATTGTGTTCTTATCAAATACAACCTCTTGTTGGTTATCTCTTGCAAATTTACCATTAAATTCAGAAATATCACCCAGCGCCTTTCCTTTTTTGCTCTCTATCAAAAATGTACACTTTGATTCTCCTTTCTTTAAACGTCTTAATTCGGTAAATTTTTCAGCAACACTTGCACTTTGGCTTCCCGACGTGAAAAACTTGTGAGTATAAGCCACTCCCATGCTGTGCGCATCCAGATAGGCCGACAATTGGACTTTATTGAGGATGGAACCTCTGTAAACGGCACCTTCAAAGTTGGGCAACTTATTAAGTCCACTGCTTAACAGTTCAGAGAATGCATCATTGAAAGTATCTGACTTACCCGTAACCAATGATTTGTTTAATCCCCTATATGCCATTGTATTGCTTCGAGTGTAATGGTGAATAGAAGATAACTCCATCCCCGTCAAATCTTTGTATTTCTGCTTATAATACGGGTCATTCATACGTGAAATGGCCGTATGTGTTGATGGATGCCTTGCAAATATCTTTTCAGCTTCGGTATATTTTGGGGTATTGAAAAAATCTGGCGAATACGCAGGATTATCTTTAACGAAATAAGGCAGATCCTTCCAACCTCTCGCTCTTTCTTTATTGGCGACACACCATTCTTTGTAGTTATCAGGTACGCCTGTCACTCTATTTACGCTCTCTACCTCACCGTCACCACCATTCAATACATCTTCAAGCGAACGATCAAACTCCTCATCGGTTAATTGGATACTTACAGCATAGCACCGACAATGAGGATGCCACTTCGTAAAAACAAATTCCTTTGCATACTTACCTGCAAGTCGATCGCACATGTCATTAAACGGCTCTCCATTGAGCGTATGGTTATTTGACAATTTGATTTCTATGCCAACAACATTGGAGTCACTTAATCTACGCTCGTGTTCACCTAGACAATAGGCTCTGTTTATTTCGGTGGAGGCCATACGGCGGGCATTTTTATACGACGACCTATATCTACCCTGCCCTGGGTTATATGCCTTTGCGGCTTTGCTTAAATGTAGCTGACCAAATTCATCCCTAACCCTACGGAAAAGCATATCTGGATCTACAAGATATTTCTTCATATCAGAGGCCAGCTTATTTGCACTTACACCCTGTTTGAATGCTAATTGTAGTTGCAGTTCGATTTCTACTTTAAACTGCTCTGTCATCTTCCAAACACTCTTTGACAAACGTTTTTCCAAATCGGTTATATACTTTGCAGATGCTTCAGAATACGCATTAAAGGCATTGTCTGACATCACTGCGACGGCCTTAACTCTTATCTGTTTAGACACCTCTAAGTTGTAATTATTATTAGCTGCTTCCCATGCCGCTGTGACGCCAGCCAATATATTGTTGCTAATGCTATTACCAAGCTTTGATAATTCTTCCTCTAATTGTCTTCTTAATACTGGGCTTTTGCTTAAATAAAACACTTCCGCCTCATTTCGGGTCATACGGTACAAAGCCGCAATCCTATTGATAATGGCCTCATATGCTTTATCTATGTTGGTTAGGTGTTTACCGCTCATCAGATAGTAGGTTCAAATGCATTAGCAGTATTTTGCAAACCTGTATCTTTCTTTAAGCGTCCCATTTCAGCTTCTGTATCATTCACTAGAGGATTGTTTTCAACGGCTGTTTCTTGTGACATCACTGCTTTTCCTCCGGTTCCCGTCATCAGCATCTCCATCTCTTCTTTTTCATTGCGAGGTAAGTATGCCTTAAACACTGGTTTCAATCTCAAAATCTTTTCGGTGTCTTTGTAGCTGATATCAACCATGTTTCCACACATTGCTTTCATCAGGTTTAAGCGACGCTGAAACATCTCACCAAATAATTCTACTTTGTTTTCAACCTTCAGGTGAGCATCAAGAAACATTAACTTCAAAGCAATGCCAGATAAGTTGCCTAACCCTTTCATTTGAGCAAATGAGATATCAGGTGTTTGCGTGCAGGTATGAATCAATTCCTTCAGAGTTTCAATTTCAAGCTTAACGCTTTCGGGTGCATGATCCCATGACAGATATTCAGCTTTACCATTCTCACCAATCGTAATCATCTTACCTTGTTGTCCTTTTTCAGCAAAGCCATTGACTTTACCTGTAATAGCAATCATTGGTGAACCGAAATAGTCATTAGTGTCTCCAAAGTTTGAAATAAGTGACTCTAACCGGTCAATCATTGTCTGAACAAGATACCACTCTGGATATGGTTGAGTGTAATAAATTATCGGGATCTTACCGGCAAGGTTCTTCTCATTCGTTAAAACAACACCACTATCATTCTTCTCAAAATGGTAGATGGTGTCCTTTGTGTAGGTATCCATCTTTGTCACGGACTTGCTATCTCGCTTAATGGTGTACTCACGCGAAAAAGCAACCATATCCCCAAATTCATCATAGTATGGGAATAGTTTATTACCCTCTGATGGCTTTAATACTTTGATTTTGGGACGTATTTTAATATTGGGCTTATCCCAATACTCTTCATCTATGACCTGAAACCACAATTCAGCAACCTCACACTCAGAAAACAATGTCCGGGCAATCTCTCTATTGACTGAATCAAGCTTATTATCATCCCACAATTGCTCAACCATTGCCAACAACTCCTTTGCTTTGGCATCCTGAGTACCTGCCTGAATCCATACTGGATTACCCAACAAAAAGCCAACTGCACGTTCAACAATAAGCTTTTGCAACGGGATAGCTATTCTATTGACCTCTTCAAGCTTATCAGTATAAGTCACTTCTCCTTTAGCGTCTTTACCTGATGGTTTTTTAACGGTTTTCATTGGACGCTTGACTGCATCCATTACATCATGTTTGTTGGGATCGTACTGATTGGCTATCTCCTCCGATGAAACTTCAGATTCCTCTTTTTCTTGGAGCTTCTTGTATGCTTCGTCTGGAGCTAGCTTAAATATTTCTTCGAGTGTCATGGCCGTGCATTTTGCGCCAAATTAGCCTACACATTAGAGCGAGTCTTAAAATTCAACGGTTATTGCTTCACCATTAAAGCAAATGTGATTAAAAGAAAATACCACTCAAATCTTGCATTCCCTCTTCGATTTGATCATGAGGATAGAATGTGTTTGCCAATGAGTCTGAGTAGTCGGTTGACCGTCTCAATCGTTTCTTAATTTCTTCTTTGGGTTCAATGATGATGGATCCGTTTGATTGGAATTTCCACTTGATTTCTGTGAGCTCTTCTGTTAGCTCATCACATGGAGGTAAACAGGCGTTTTGCTCATTGATGGGATTAAGCCAGTCTCGGACCGCCCAAAACAAATAAGCTCTCATATTAGCGAACTTATAAACACCTGTCACATCACTCAAGCCATCCGCACTCTCAGAAAATTTACATGAGAATGCGTTTTTATATCCCAACTCTTCAAGTCTGGAATAAACACCGGCCCCTTCACCTATGGTATCAATAAAAGCTTTGTTTATGGTATCTTTAAGTATGTTTGCAAGCTTACCGGCAACAAGCATGTGATCTGCTTTCCCTGCCGTTCCAACCATCTCAAACTTGTCTACATAGTTCTCATAGCGATAACAGAATATTGAATTATCACGTCCCATACCGGCCACATCTGCTCCAATGCGAGCTGCAACCTCTTTGCGCTTTGCCTGCCTCCATCTTTCTTGCGCCAATTCAATCCAACTGAAAGGGATCAAAGTATCTTCCGATACTTCGGGAAACATCCCGCGCACTTTGATGCGGAAAAGGTCATTAGGTCGGTATAGCTTACCATCAAACTCAAAATCTCCCTTCCCTGATGTGAAATTTGACTTCTCAATTAACTGACACCAGTTATCAATCTTATCTTTCACCCATTCAAAGTCAACCTGACCTGGAATGATAATCTTTCGCTCCTTAACGTTGGGAGAACTTAAACTGTCGAGTCTGAATTTCTTCCAACGAGGTGACTTCTGAGAACTGGCAGCATAGCCGGTGGGCGTATTAGGGTTGAAGACTAAAAGTATCCTTGAATTACCCTGCAAGTTACCCTCAATAGCATTGAAGATGTTCTCATCTATACCCGATGCTTCAGTAATGACAAACATTGTATTGGCCGCGTGAAATCCAGACCATGCTTCATGATTATCTTTAGAGGCTTTAAAGCCTGTCAAGAACCATTCCTCAAAGTCGGTTCGAATATCATACCCCACCAATCGCCCAGGCAAAACCTTCGCTCTGTTCCATAGGCGGGACACCTCGGGAAACATGATATTCTTAACCTGTCGGTCTGTTGGAGCCGTTAACGCGATCTTTGTATTCTCAATCAACTCTCCTATTGAATTGAATTTAGGAGTCAGATACATGAAACAGACAGATGCAACTGCGGCAATGAAGTCTTTACCTCGCGCCGTACCTGAGCAAACTGAAACACGTGGGTACTTCTGTACCGCTGAAAGTATTTCCTGTTGTTCAGGATCCAGATTCACCTTTAAAACCTCACGGGAAAACTTATTCCAGTCTGCCCGCCATGAATTCATAACCGATATGTGAGTAGGGTCAATCATTTCGCTCTATTGATGCCTTCATTAAACTCATAAACAAATCGGCTCCATCCTTACCGGTTATCTCACTCTTTGCCGGTGCATTGAAACCTAACATTGTCGCTATCGCTTCAAGAGACTTCTGTTTGTCGTATGTTTTAATCCTTACCATCTCTTCAAGAATATCCTCACCGTCTTGCGTTTTCCGCTTCACTTGTTTGGTGTTGACTTCTTGAACAACAGCCTTCACTTCATCAGGCAAACTCTCAAAGTCTTTCAGTGTCTTCCATCCATCTCGAAGCAGGCCCGAGTGTGCAAATGCGATCTTTCGATGCTCCAAAAGAACAGTCAAAGCCGAAATACCCGCAGTTTCTGCTAAGTTATTCTGCATCACTTTAATTCGCTCTTGAATTTTAGGTTTTTTCAAATTCTCAAATCCAATGGCACCAACTGTTTTCGGACTATACCCTGCTGCAAGTGCTGCTTTGGATGCATTGAAGCCATTAGCAAGGTACTCGTAACAAAACCTCTCTTCCTTCGGAGATAACCTGTCTTTCTTCGGGCTTGGTAGATTTTCTTTCGAGCTTAGCTTCTTTTTCTTCTTGGATTCCATCTAACTCTGATTTAACAATTCCGTGAATGTAGTCAACCTCATTTCTGAAGGCTTTATATGCTTTCATATATGTTCTCACACTTGATAAAATGTGAGATATTTGTGTCTCATGACAGTTGAGCAAACAGGCCATCTTCTTTCTCAACCCTCTTCTAAGGGTTACTCGATACTCGAAATAGGCAGGGTCGAACACCTTTACAAATACTGCAACGAATAACGCTCGTGTGTTACTCTTGTCATTATCTGGTAGGTTCATGTGAAATACACCTTTGATAGAGCAAAAAAGGGTGTAAACACTTAACATCTGAAGATTGTCAAGAATTGGGTCACTATACCTCAACTCTTCGGCAATACGTGGGTAGCGATCTACCAACCTCTGATAGATCTCTTTGTAGTTTATTTCTTCGGGCATTATGTGGAATGGTTTATATTAGAATTGAATTATTGCCTCAAGCTATCTCCTTCAAACCTCACTATTCGGCACAACCTATTTATCCGGTCCATGGTTCGCTCTCCATATCGTTCAAGCAACTGAGGCCCTTTTAAGTTGGTTGTAATGAATAGGGGAGCAATGCGAGCTTCGGCGGCATTGATGATGGTATTAAAACCTTCATACTTATCACCATAATTCGGCACCATAGGTTCCACTCCCAACTCATCAATACACACGGCCCATGAGTTTGCTATCTGACTTGCCTTAGTGGGGATATCATCAGCATGATAATGTCTCAGAACTAATCCTAAATGCTGCATCATCATCACCGGCAACACTCCGGTTAAGATGGTTGATTTCCCTCTACCACATGCCCCTTGCAGGAATAATCCTTTCCCCTTGCTATCGGTCATCCAATCAATTATCTCTTCGTATTCTGGCAGATGCTTGTACTCTTTGACGCTTCCATCAACGGCCATGAATATTTCTCGGAACATAGTTCTGTTTTGATCATGGTTTCCAAACCAGAATTTATATGCTCTTCTGCGAGTTTCTACCTTTTGCTTTTTAAGTGCTGCTATCGCTTGCTTAAGTTCCATTATGCGAATTTTTCAAGTAGTTTGTTCTTTCGTTCTTCTGTCGCTGGCTGAAGTATCTGCCCGGGTTTTCCTTTCGTCTCGACTTTTATCGAATAAATATCCTGCCATTCTTTCCCCTTGGCGTATTCGATTAGTTCTTTCGCCTTCGTGATATTATCCCCACTTAATTCAATAAGCCGCTCACTGAATCGCTTAACACCAGCTTCTGTTTTCAATGGTTTTTTGATTAACTTTCTATATTGTAACCAATCGTTTACCAATCCCAAGTAAACGGTATTCACAAAGCTTAGATCAAGTTCCGTCCTCACCTTCTTATTTGGGGGCGTTTTAATAATTACATCAGAAAAGGTATCAGGAAAAGCCTCAGAATTTGATACCTTTTCTGATACCTTTTTCTTAACTTCCTTAACAACAGGCTTTTCAAACATATCAGATTCAAAAGAGTACCGGCCTAATGACCTTCTACCTTTGCCTGACTTATAAGAAATAAGCCCCGCATTTATCAGGTTGATTCGTGCGAGGCTTACTGTATTCTCGGAGACGTTTAAGGATAGACAAAGCTCAAGGTTTGAGCATTCAAAGACATCCTCCCATCCCGACTCATTACAGAGGGCAACAAGCTCATAATAGAGAGCTTGATCTACTGCTGTCAATCGGGATTTGCGCCGTGCCTTTCTGAGTTTATCGGTTAGAGAGTATCCGTCCATAGTTAGAATGGTAAATCATCCCCTTCTTCGTCAGTAGGGATTTGTGAGGGTTGTGTTTGGGTTGCTTCAGACTTAGGGGCTCCTAAGAATTCCATGTGATCTGCAACGATCTCTGTTACATAATGAGTCTGGCCTTCTTTTTCATACGAACGGGTTTTTAACTTCCCTTCAATATAAAGCTTAGTGCCTTTCTTTACGTATTTCTCACACAATTCAGCAAGTTGCCGCCACATCACTATGCGGTGCCAGTCCGTCACAACCTTCTTTTCATTGTTCTGGGTATATCTCTCAGTTGTCGCCAAACTGAAGGATGCCACTTTTGTATTATTCGCAGTGTTGATCTTTGGATCCTCACCAACGTTACCTGATAAGATTACTTTGTTTGCCATAGGTTTAAATTTATTGTCTGGGATATGTTTTTGTACTTGAAAGCTCGTGTTCGAAGTACTTCAATGATGCAATATTGTGATCAAAGGCCACAGAATACTCGTGCATACCGGTTAGATAGGAATAGATTATATCTATTACAACCCCTTGAGGTGACTCTGGTATGACATGATATACAGGATCGCCAATTGAAAATCTTGGATTCTTTGGTTGCTTCATAATGGGTTTCTTTAAAATAGAAAAGCCCCATTACTGAGGCTTTAGTTGTTACTGATGTATTCTTTTAGAGGTAATGCTAATAAAGCTCCCACAAACAAGGTCATTTAAAGAAATTGTTTTCTCTCCATACTTTTTATCATATCTGGGTGATTCAGGGTTGCAGTATCGACAATCCCTGCATTTTGCTGCCCTTGTGTATGTTATTGTGGTCATCGATTATTCCTTTCAAGGTGGTTTACAAACAGATCTATCTCTTCACGCAAAATTTTCATTTTCTGAATGAAGTCTTCAACAGTGTCATCGCTGGTTTTACTCAATCTTGCTGAAATGCTACAATCCGACACTTGGAGATATGTCTCTCTGATTTTATCTCCTTTCCAATGATTAACTTCTCCATCGAAAGCAACGACATTGCCGGTGGATGGAGAGCCTATTTTATTCAACCATACTCTGCTATTGTACATGACTATTGTAATCGTTTATTGCTTTAAAAATCTGATATACCACTTGCGGAACTAATGGTTAATTATATAAGAAACGGCTTGAGGTGTTATCCCGTATTCCAAAGCTAGTTTGTTCCCTTTTTCACCATTTCTGAATCTAATTCTTATCTCATTCCTCTGTGCATCATTAATCTTTGCCGATGTTGAATGTTTTTTCATGATTATTATCCTGCATTCATATGAGCATGTTTTCTGTCTATTCCGTTTTGTTGGGTTTGGGGTAAATTCCCTTTTACATACTTCACAATTTTTCACAACTGCATACTTCTGATTATGAATAATGCTATGCTCTCTGTTTGATAATAATTGCAAATTTGATAGCGAATTGTTCCGCTTATTTCCGTCAATATGATGGACTACTTCATGTCTCATTAGTTTTCTGCCTAGATGTGATTCCATAATAAAACGGTGTTCGTCAATGCTTCGACCTTTAATTTTTCTTCTTTTATAAACTGTTTCCATTTTCGTATAAATCAATCGTTTTAAATATTTGAAATACAAGCTGTGGGATTACGCTATTTCCGTAAGCCTTTATGGATTCGTTTCGGTGTTTCGGAAAGGTAATTCCGTCCAGTTGGGTGGGAATCCCATCATTTCCCCCACGAACTGGGGATTGAGTTGGGAACTTATCCCAGGTTGGCCGAAAAAATCCGGCAGACTGTTCGTTTCTGTTCGTCCGGCTGCTTGTAATGCCTTCGTGCTTCTCGCTCCTTTGTAATCCCGCGTTGTCGGTGTTGGTATCAGTCCAATGAACATTGCCATGTCCAAAACACTGTTCGGTCTGTTCTCTCCCGCTTTTCGGCTCATCATTGTTTCCGCTCCAACATCCAAAAGTCCTTGCACTCGTTCTGGATGGTCCCGTTGTACACTTGTTGGAGTAGGCCACAAACCAAACCCTTTCTCTTCTATGGGGGGCGTTGACGGCACAAGCTGGAAGTACATACGGTTGTACTTCGTACCCCGCAGCTTCCAGGTCAGTTTGCACCTCGTTGAATACCAATCCCCCGTTCCAATTAACAAGGCCGAAAACGTTTTCGCCCACAACCCATTCCGGCTGAATTTCCCGAATGACTCTAAGCATTTCAGGCCAGAGGTGACGGTCGTCTTCTTTCCCAAGTCGCTTTCCTGCAAGGCTGTAGGGTTGACATGATTAAGGGAACCCGCCCACAACGATAGTTGCTTTGAGCGGGTTCCAGTTTGAGTTTTTTTCAATTGATTCACGGGTTAATGTTTTAATATCGGAATGATGATAAGCATTTGGCCAGTAGTATTTCAGTACTCGTTGGCCGAATGGGTTGATTTCGCATGATGAAATAACATCCCATCCTGCCCATGTGGCTGCGAGTTCAAACCCACCAATCCCAGAAAACAAGCTAATTAGCTGCATATTTCCTCCCTCTTGTAAATTGGTTGTTTGATCGTTATTGCTATCATATTTTCACTTCTATTTGAGTTTTAATCTTCACGCTTATCGCGCGTCTTCCACTCTCATCGTAAATCCTTGACGACTCAGTGATAAGGCTGATATTCGTTAATTCAAAGTCTTTGATAAATGCAGCAAGAATGCTATTTATTTTAGCCTCAGCCTCTTCTTTGGCTATTCTGACTTCATCGATGGTTGCTTTCATTTGGTTTCGGTTTAACTGGTTATTCGGTTGCTTTTTTGATGGCTGCTTTTGCTTTATACCACGTGACGTGATTTCTGTCGGTAATGCTGATTATTTCAAGAAGAGCCTCAAGTAACTCAGGCGCAGCGGCTACAAGTTTTGCGTTGGCTATTATCTCCTGTTTGGATTGCAATCCTCCACCAACTTCACCTATAAAAGTCTTATCACTGGATTGATCTACAGTTTCAATATAAAATTCTGAGAATATAGAAGGTCTAAATTTCCATGGCCCAGGCGTGTGTTTTGTTTCCATTGAGTGCTTTTTAAACGGTTTCAATTACATCAAATAGTGAAGGAGACATCACATTCATCTCTGTTGACCGGCAGTAACTAACGCCATCTCGGAAATATTCAGGGTTCAACTCACATCCTTTGCCTTTGCGCCCCAACTTCATAGCCCTGACAGGGACGGTCATCAATCCTCCAAATGGATCATAAACTAACTCGCCTGGATTAGAGTATCGAGTAATACAACGATCAACAATATCAAACTGAAGCGGGCAGACATGCATCTGTAACTTCTTCCTGTTTTGATCGCCATTGAGGGTGAGCATTCTATTGACATCGCTCCAGACGAACATTGATCTGGCCGGTATCTTCAAAGTTTCGAATGTGGCCGGCAGCTTACCCATATCTTCTAGAGTAAGGGCGATGTCGGTATGCTCATTAAAATCATAAGTCCTTTCACTCATGAACTCAGAGAAATAGCGGTTGATATCATCAATGCCAAGTTGCTTAAATTCATCACGTGTCAGGAATCGATTTCCGGAACTGTTCCATTTAGCCCGTGCATCTATCTGCCAGCGTCCGCGCTTGTATTCTTCCTTTGTTTTTACAACCGGTAGATCAGCATAGGCCCGTGATGTATCAGTTGGCAGTTTTCTCACAACGATTAAATACTCAGGACATCCAACGCCCATCTTCGTGCCATCCTTACATTGTTCTGTCCACCCAAGGCGATAGGTTTGGTTATTCTCTCTAACGACATCCGTTTCAATAGTGATGGTTGCCATCTTCCTGAAGCCGTGCTTCTTAAAATGAAGGCTGGTTTCTTCATGGAAATAGTCGAGTGTTGGCATCCCGTCACCGGTGGCATTGCCGAACATCACCCGATCTTTGACATGAATACAAGCAACGCGCCCAGGCTTTAACACCCTGAATAGTTCGGGTGTCAGATAATCCATTTGCGCCCAGAAATGATCATTATTATTGGTGTGTCCAAAGTCGTTGTAGGAAGGAGTGTATTCGTAATGGTTGGCAAATGGAATTGATGTCACAATCAGATCAACACTGTTGCTTTCCATCAGCGAAGTCTCAACCACACAATCGTTGTGAACTGCTTCATAAAGTTTCCCTTTTACCTCTTTTCGATCAACTCCAATTGAGCGTTGCATCTTCTCTTCGGCACTCACTGATGAAAGGCCGTTTTCTTTGATTATCTGTGTCATTTTAGCTACTAAATTGTTGTGTAAACTCCACTTTGTTTGAAGTGCTTTCAATATCTCGCCTTCGCTTTCAGCATAGATGATATGGATCTCAACTACGTGTTTTTGTTGATACCTGTAAACGCGGTGGATGGCTTGAATGAAGTCATTGAACTCATAACCTATACCCAAGAAGATAGCTTTATGGCAGTGATACTGGAAGTTGCAACCCTGTCCGCTGATCTCAGGCTTCGTGGCTAAATACTGGATCCTGCCTTCTGAAAAATCAATGATTCTCTTTTCTCTGGTTTCGTAGTCAAGCGACCCGTACACATCGGCAGCATTCAATCCCTTCAACTCACTCATTACAGCATGTCTCTCGGCTTCTAAATCGTGCCAAATAATGTAATGAGATTCTGGATCCTTTTCTATGATTGATTTCATTTCAGCAACCCGTTCGGGCATAGAATCGCGCTTTTCTTTGGCCGCATCTTTTAACCCCAATGCCGCATCTCGGAACATTTTCACTTGTCCATCCTGATCTGTACCTGCAGTATTGTGATTGACCTTAACAGGATGATAAATTATCTTCATCTCCGGCATATCATACCCTGTATCATCATAACCCAAATCAGATGGCCTTGTAATGAATAATGCCCAACTGCTCATCCAATACCAGAATTCTTTCTCTTTGTGAGGATAGATGGTCAGATTATTGGCCTTTGTCGAATCCCGTTGAAAGAATCGCGTCAACGCCTGACCGGTATCCATCACCTCAAGATATCCGGCATAGTGAATCAGCTCTTTGTACTTGTTCGGTGACGGGGTTGCGGTGCAGACAAACTTGTATTTCACGCCGCGAAACTTCTCCAAGAACGTCTGATAGGTCAGTGACCCATAAGAGCGCAAAACAGAGGCTTCGTCAAGGCTTGTCACTACAAATTGTTTGGGGTCTATATCCCCATCCCTGACACGTTCATAGTTTGTGATCAAAATCTTATCATCGGCCTCATACGCTTCTTTCATATTCCGAACATAGGTCAATGAGATTCCAAGTTTTTTCAAAGCATCGTTCTTAAATTCCTGCCTTACACCTAACGGGCATACGATAAGAGCTTTTCCGGCTGGTTCAATTTCGACAATGGTTTTACAGATAATCAACTGTTGAATGGTTTTACCTAGTCCAAAGCTTTCGAATAATGCCCTCCGACCTCCTTTGATGGCCCATTGAATTGCGTCACGTTGGTGAGGCTTCATTACGGTTCCATCCTTAAACGTCATCAGAGGTATTTCAATGTCAACCCCGCTCACTGGGGCAATGACTATTTTTGATTTTAGAAATTCGTTGTAATTCATTAGATTATATTTTAAATTCCTCCGAAAGAATATCAATCAATTCATCCTGCATCTGGATTTCAATGGACTGATGATCTCCGGTGATCTGGTTAGCAACTTCACGTTTTTTATCGATTAGCATGTAAATCCAATTATCAATTGTTTGATAGCCAAGAAAGTAAGTGCATTGAACTGCGAATTTTTGACCATTACGATCACATCTGTCCTCGCATTGAGTTGTATCGGCGGGATGCCATGGAAGTTCTATAAAGCACACATTTGAGCTCGCAGTGAGAGTAATTCCGACACCAGCGGCTTTTATGCTACAAATGATAACATCAACATTCGGATCGTTTTGGAAACGGTCAATACTTCGCTGTCTGGTCTGTGAATCATCTTCGCCTAATACAGTGACAGCCTTGGGAAATTCCTTCTTAAGCATATCCGAAACCTCTCTCAAATGGCAGAATAGAACCACTTTTTGATCGGCACTTCTAAGAGAATTCACATGCTCTCTGACTGCCTCAATCTTGCCCCTTGCAGCAATGTTTTTAAGGATTCCGATCTTTACCATCGCCGCACCTCTCATCGATCTGGCTATTTCAGCATTGCTGGCCTGTCGGTATTCTTTGAGATATCTTTTTAAATCATCCTCAGCTACCTTGTATTCATCAGAAGTAGTGATCTCAACAGGGAATAGATGTCTGGTTTTAGGAGGTAGATCTTTCAGAACATCTCGCTTTAAACGCCTGATGAATCCTGTTTCTTTCAATTTATCTCTTATCTCATCACTGCTCATTGATTTGAAACCATCGGCACCGCCAAAATGCTTCAACTGGCCGGTGATGGATAGTAATGGAATCATGTCATCTCTATGGTTCACAACAGGCGTTCCTGTTAACCCAATCACATATTCCCGCGAAGTGGATAATCCTTTGATGAGTTTACTTTGAAGCGTTCCGGCTTCTTTGCAGCGATGGAACTCATCGATGATTATGGATTTGAATATCTTAGTCTCTGGCCTAAAATGAATCTTTTTCAAGGTCAGTTCTCCCGGTTCAATATCTAGTACAAAGAACTTTTTCAAGCTCTCATAATTCACAATGAAGATGTCGGTTTTCGTGTCTAACCCGAAGGGGTTTTTCATTGCAAATGCCCACCAAGAATGCAGATTTGTGTTGCTCAAGATCATGGCTCGTTTGCCGGTCCACATTTCCCATTCTCGCTGCCAGTTGATTTTTAAAGAGGATGGGCATATTACAAGACAAGGGAATGAATGACTATTGTTTACCGTCATAATGCTTTGAGCCGTATTGTGAGTCACCACATAATCATCCGTCACATACAAATGATCTGGATGATCTACCTTTATGCATCTAGACTCTTCGACCCCAACAAATGCTATTGATTTAATATACCTTCTAACAGTCGTTGGCTTCCAATTATCAGCTTTGCGTTTTAACGAAAATGGGCTGAAACTGACATTAATACTCACTTGATATTCTATGCCTTTCCCTTCTTTTAAACGATCATATCTATTAAGCCTGGCAATGCCTCCAAGTGACTGAACAAGCTTTACGACATCCTTGGCGAGTAATAGAGATGTTGTATGAAAAACAGTTCGATTTTTTATACAACTACCATCTGTATCCATCAAGCCTTTTAGAAGATCTATCCTTGATTCTACGTCATTGTATAAGTACTTTTCAGGAATGGATTTCTCGCCCGACTTGACATTTAAACCTATGCTTTCAATTTCCTCGCTCCACGGATTCTTTTTGGTTGTATTTGTCTGTGTAATATAAAATTGAGGGCAATTAAGGTTGCTGTTTTTCCAAACTTTCAAATTCGATGGCAATAACGTTTTTACTTTATCCAATATTTGACTATCAAAATCAGGATTTGAAAAACAAACATTTCCATTGGATAGTGAACCATCCCCGATAAGCACTCCTAATATATACGAGGGTATAACTAAAGTCCGACTATTAAAACAGACAGGTTGGGTTATTGGAATCTCCCATTTTAACACAGGCTTTCTTCCTGTATCATCTCTTTTCTTTGATGGTTTTAATATCAACCCGGATTTTATAAGTTCACCTGTCGTTTTAACAACCCACCCAAGTCCTCTATTCCTTCTGTTTCGATCTCTTACACACCACAAATGTTCAATATCGCATTCGGTCGTACTTTCATCATTAAATGTCACCTTATAAATAGGCCTTTCGCCCTGATTATATACACCTGACACATTAGATGTTTGTCCATCGGGGGTAGAAATAATATCACCTACCTTTATTTTCCCCATCGAGATATGTCCATGTGGAGTGTATATTAATGACTTTAGAGGTTGGCTTTTACCTAAACCTGGCTCATCTGCATTGATAAACTTTTTATATTTCAATCCCGATTGAATCCCCTCTTTTTGATATGGATACGGCTCCATCTTTAGTCTCTTTAAGTTGTTTTACTTCCACACTCGTTAAATACGCCCACTTGTGTCCCCCTGCGCTTCTCCTATTTCCGTTGCAAACCTCTATGATGGTAGCTTTATTGATTCCTGTGATTCTGGAAGCTTCGCTTACACCATGAAACACACGACATTCATTATTCTGAAATATCTGTTTGCATGGTTTGCTTAATGGGCTTAGTTCTCCTGTGTTGCCGTGGTTCCCTCCTGGCGTATTGAGTTCAAACCTCGCATGCCTGTTATTTTCTAATTGGGTGCACCACTCTAAATTTTCGGCTCTATTGTCAGTTTTTATACCGTTTATGTGGTTTACCTGAGGTTTGTTTTCTGGATTGGTATTAAATGTTGCACATACAAGCCTGTGAAGCATTATTCGTTTATAAGTGCCAATCGAAATCCTCAAATATCCTCGCCATGTTCTATCTGGTTTTAGAAGTGTTTCTTTTTTAATATTTCTCACAAGCCCGGTTGAACTTACCTGATAGTAATCAGGTACTCCTTCAATGTTTTTCCAAATCATAGATGTTTGATTTTTTGAAATTTCGACACTTCATTTTTGTAATAGTCAATCATCGCTTTGGCTTCAAAATCGCTTATTTTTGATGCTTTATGCTTTGATAAGGTCAACCGTTCCACAATGTCATCGCCAAACTCCTTTTTGAGGTGTAAGGTGTAAGCCTCTATGTTACCATTATTGTAGTAGTTACACTTGATACACCCTGCATGGCAATTGATTTCACTGAATCGCAACGACATATGTTGTCGTGGTATGAAGTGCATGTTTTGTGAATCTCTCCAGTGTAATATCTTCCCACAGCAGTAGCACATGATGTATCCATCATTATTCGAATCTCTTAATCTGATGTATTCTGAGAATATGCGGTCTAGTTTATCTCTTTGTGTCTTTGTCATTGCAGGATATAAAAAAGAGAGGCTTTTGACCTCTCTTTATTCAACTTTAGTTTTCACTACTTAACTTATCGCCGAGATACGGAAATATGTCAATGATAGGTGTTTCCGAAATGCTTACAGACTCAAAATCGACAGTCATACCTTTAAGTGATTCTTTTATTTTTGCATCAGCATCGTTTATACTAATGCTCAAAACCAGCATATTAATTGACACCTTTTTTTCTTTGCCAACAGATTCATCAATTGTCATGAATGTCACTTTCCCTTTATACCATTTTTCGCCACCGTCGGTGGTGACAATATCAGAATAATTAGATCTACGAATACTTACAACAGTGAAATCACCACTTATACAAGCCTCCATTTCTTTAAAAATTCTCGTTTCAGCTTCAGTAAACGAAATTGCGTCTACGAGATAAGGCTCAGTTACTTTCTTTTCCTTACCTGTTTTTTCATCGATTTTAGTATATCGAATTTTACATTCAAACCAGTTTTGCATGTGTTTAATTTTTAACGTTGACTTATTGGATTAGATAATCTCATTTCCTCTTTGGCCTTACTTACTAAAGTTCGGCACCATTCAAGCTGATGAGTTGCTGACCTGTTTAATCGTTCAACCCAATCGGCGATATAGTTCTCATCGAATGTGGCTGCGTCTACCAGTTTATTTAGAGTAGAAGCAGGTATTCCGGCAGACTTGCCCATTTCTCGCACAATGGAAGATGAAAGCGCCTTATTCCTGTGATACTTAGCATCCGCAAGCATTTTACCCGTTCGAGCGATATAAACTGCCAAATCATTACCTCTTTGTGCAATTTCCTCAATATTGTCAGAGGAAGTTATTTCTAAAAAGCCTTGAATGTCTTCGCATTCTGCTTTTATTAGGTGAAGTTCTTGTATCATTTTCAAGAGTTATTTAATTGCGAGAAAACAAGCAATGCTTTATTGAAATCTTTAATACACCATGCCCAAATCCCAAATGAATTTGATTTAGGATAAGAAACACAATCAAATTGTTGATTAATTCTCCTTTCAAATACTTCATAATGGATATTACCTGTTTCTTTATATGTAAGCACATACATAAATGCCTTTTCGCTTTCAAATAATTGCCGAAACATATACCCTGAAACTTCACCACGACCTTCAAATTCTTTGTATAGTTCTTTCATATAGCCTGATTAAATTCTCCGAACATTTGCCAGTATTTAAAGCTTAACTCTGTCATCTTATCAAAGCCGCTTCTATATATTTCATCATCCCGCTTGATTGGCACCTTAAACACTTTGAAATTGACTTTCGAAATACCGATCAAAACATCCTGATTACTTCCGGCCATATTCATATACCAGACTCGCTGTCGGTCATAATCAAAATGATAGATCGCATCAACAAACTGGCTATGAGTAGTTGCAGTGGTAGACTTAATATCCCCGCCCCAGCCTAACACGTCCATAAATAGATCCCATTTAGATCGAGTAGGTAGGAAGTACTCAAAACCATCACATACAAACCGCTGATTTGGATTAATCATTACTTTTTGAGGTGTTGATCGCTCAAGCATATTCCGACAGAAATCATCCCTCAGAAATGCTTTTTTCATTTGGTTTGCCTTCTCCCAATCGTCACGGCTATATGGCTCTCCATTGCATTCAAATGTCAGATAGTTGACTTTATCAGGCTCTGTAAGCATCATATCTATTAAAGTCCCAAATTTGTAAGCATTAGTAGGATCTGGAGAATCGATGGCATAAAGCATTTTCTTTAAAGCAGAAAGGTCAGAGTTGCTTACCTCTGACCTTCCGTAATAAGGATCTTTCATCTTATTTTCGTGCTTGAACCTTTACCTGTTCTTTGTACTCAATGTAAGGGCTTTGGATTGTCTCATTGTTTTTGTGAGCGTATTTCTCACAGAAAGCTTTCATCTGGCCCAGTGTCTTTTTCTCAAGTTGATCTATGGCCAGATCTTTACCCTCATGCTCAAACCAGAATTGAAATATTAAGCCAAACGCAGCAGGATGCTTAACAATCATATCGTAACCGGTACGCTCCTTTGCCTGCACCGAAGACTCAGTATTGAAAAGCGTTTGCATTTCAGCAGCTTTAGCTTTAGCCTCAGCTTCGGCTTTAATCTTTGCATCTGCATCTGCTTTTTCTTTAGCCTGGCGTTCCCTTTCTTCCTTTTCCCGCTTCTCTTGTTCTGCCTTTAACCTTGCAGCTTCAGCAGCATTGTTTCTCTCTGCTGCCGCAATAGCTTCTAATTCGACTTTTTTAGATGGGAGTTTGCTCACTAAATCAGCCTTTACTTCAGACATTTTCGCTTTAAATGCAGCATGAAACTGATTGTACTTACCATCTGAAACTTCAACTTTCAATGCGATTTTGTCATCCTTGGTCAGGTAGAGTGTACTAACACCAACCTTGAAGGCTTCGAAATTCTCAACTGGATATACCTCTGGGTACTTTACAATTTGAGCCTTTACAGAATCGATACTCGAAAGTGTCGCATTATTGAAAATTGCATGAATCTCTTTAATGCATTCGGCCAGATAATCATTGAACCAGTTGCCCCATGAGATTTCAATAGCTGCACGGGTTTCGGCTCTCTCTTTTTCAATGGCCTTCAGTTTTTGAGCCTCCTCTTCACGCTTTCGCTGTTCTTCAAGTTTCTTAGTGGCATAAGTATTCCGCACGACCTGAATGCGAGCCACGATACTTTCTGTTTTCTTAGGATCCAAGTCAGCCTCCAATGTGGTAAACTCTTTTTTCACTGCATCTAAAAGCTGCGTAATAGGCTTGCGCTGCTCCATTATCAAATCAAGTGTTTTCCTTGCTTTAACCAGATAGTTATTCGCCTCTTCATCTGCTTTATCATCCATCGTGGCCATTATCTTATTCAGCAATGTTTCACCGGCTGATTTGGCCTTTTCAACTCTTGATTTGCTTTGCTCCAATACCTGAGGTACCGTAGCAGTTATTTCATTAAATTTTACAATTTCTGTACTCATTTTGATTTGATTTAAAATACTTCATCATCATCTTCAACTATCACACTTGCCTGTTGAACTACAGGCTGAGATGGTTCAGTAGCCTGAAATGGTTCGGGCTCTGGTTTGGCTGTCATCTCTGGGGTTATGCGCTCATCTAATCCATAATTAGCAGCCTGTGGTTCATCATTCTGTAGTTTCGAAAACTCACCGATTCTGACTTTAGGAAATGTTTTAAAGGCATGCTTAATGGTTTTTGCAGCAAGGAAACCGGTATCAATCTGCCCTTCATTTGATGAATAAAGAGCATTGCCAGAGTTGTTTCGATTCTTCTTCGCAGAATAACCTTTAAGACGTTCAATATCATCGGGTAACATCCACGAGAAATCAACCGACCCATCAGCTCTAGTTAGTCGAATAAACGAACCAATGATATTCTTTGACATTCTGGGTATAGATGCCTCATAAAGGCAAATCTTCTGACCTCGCTCGTTGACTATAGGCTTGAATTTATCTCCTTCGTAAACGATCACAGGACTATCTGCATATAGCAGTTGACCTGATTGCATCCTTAGTGCGAGTTCTCCATAAGGGCTTACCTCTAAAGTTGCTCGTTTTTCGTATTTATCTCCAACTTTCACACTCCCAGGCAAGACATAGAGTAAAGGTTGAGATACATTATCTAGGCTCAGAGCCATTGAGGCAACGTCTAAAAAGCAGCCGTATACCGAAAATGCGGTACATTTCTGAAGTTCTTCACTTCCCTGAATGATTCGGAGCATGTTGTAATGCTCTTTCTCATAGAAATTCTCAGCCTGATCTTCATCTGCTTTATGCAGATTCATAAAGAGATTGATAAACCTCTTTTTAACACGCTCATCCTCTAAAACTTGTAGAGGCTTCATTGCGCTTAATTCCTGAATTGTTAACTTTGCTTCCATATTAAAATTTTTGGGAATCGATTTTAAGGCGGCTTTTCGGAGCCGCTTTTTTATAGCACACTTAGACAGTCATCTAATAAGTCAGTATTCAATACACTTTCAGTATTTCCGTCTAAATCATCCAGTTTTAAAACCTGATATTCTCTGAACTCGTGGTTCTTTGCTAATATGAATCCATGTCTAAATAGTCTGTCTTTGACTTCAATTTCTTTAAGGTTCCAATGGTCGGTAAACATTCGAGTGAATAATTTAAGGGTTAGAAAAAAGGCCGGTACTCATCCCGGCCATTAAGTAGATTCTCAAAATGTCTGGGAAGACGCCCAGACTCGCTGATTACATCCTTTAATGGTCCCTTAGGACATGCACCACATGCGGGACTCGAACCCGCGACCCTGAGACTCTAACCAACTGAGCTAATGTGGTGTTTGCCGTTACAAAAAGCAATCTTGCGAAACATCACGGCATGTTTACTTCTATAGCTGTGCGCTATGTGGTACATGCGGGATTTGAACCCGATTCGCTATTCCTTGCGAACACCCTTCCCATCGTTTACCAGTTTTGACATAAGTCTGATTGACGTTGCTTATGCTGATTCTGAGGTGCGCCCAATACGCTCATGTACCGTTTGCCGGTGTTATTCCCCGGCTCAGTCATGTACTGCATTTACCTGTGTTTATCGGAAAAATCAACCCGTCGGGGCAGATGTGTCATGCAGTCTTCATTCCGGCAGACCGGCCGGAATAACTTACCCCAGTATTTTTAGGAGAGCGGGTTGGAAAGCAATGAACCTTTAATTCATTCCCGCATCTCCCATTGTTCCCGAGTAGTATATCAAAACCGCTCGGGTACTGTTTTTTATTCTTTCTAGAGATTTATAAAAACAGCGAAAAAATTACTCCGCATCGTACCCGAAAAGCCGATCAAGGCCGTTCGGGTTAAAACCATAAATCGAAAATTCTTTCAATAACTTTCTTTTTATAGTTTATAGTTTTATAGTTTATAAGAGTCATTAGAAAAAGTATCAGGAAAAGTATCAGGAAAACCCTCAGAAAAAGCCTCAATATTTGATACCTTTTCTGATACCTTTTTCCTGTTTTTTATCCAAATCTCAACGCATGACACTATAACATCTTATTATCAGTTTTTCTATGCCTACAGTTAAAAGCCATTTCAATCTGACTTTCGGCCTGACAACGGAGCTGACCTACTTATTCGGCCGTCACCCATAAAACTGTTTTTGCGACTTACTTACCCGTAAAGGCTTAGCTGGCAAAAAGTGAATCGCGTAACGGACTAATTTGCCAAAGCCACATATTCAATCGTTCGCTTCTCGCTAATACCGAATCTTATCCCGTATCATTGGCCACGATGCCTAACGGTCATTAATAACAGTATCCGATTGCACTCAACATTTCAAAGAACATTATGCCATTTTTGGCTTGTGAATAGAGGTCTATGCCTCTATCCTGATGTCGCCAACCATTGTTGACTTGTAGGTTGATTTTAGGATTGAATTTCTGATCTGCTCAACATCATCTGTTGTAATCCCATCTTCACACCGATATGTGATATTATTGCCGTGCTGATTTGACACGGAAATCAGGTCAATATTGGTATTACAGGTCATGACAATCCCAGGGAGGATAGTTTCGCACCATACTCCAGCTGTTGCAGTTGCTTCCATAAAGTTTTATTTATTGTGTTCGAACCAGCTTGCTCTGTTGCTTGTGCGAGCTACTGCCTCTAATTGAATGCGATCTATCCTAACTTTGGTATTACCTTCTCCATCTTTTATTGGCCTAACCAAACCCTCTTTTATCCATCGATTAACGATACTTTTACCGTGAATACATTGAGCTTCTTTCAAACTTAAATGAGGCTTTAATTGACCAGTAGCAACCAATACTTTCTGAGCTGCTAATTCGGCTGTCTCCAACATCATGATTCTCATTTGCACCTCAGTCATAGCTTAGTTTTTGATGGTTCGTTTCGAATACTTCTGTAAGAACTTACGCCCCTCCTCAGTCCAATAAAGATGATGTGATGTTTGATCTTTGCCGTTGTGGTCAACATAGGGGTGTGGCTTGTATTTGGCATATCCTTTGCCTGAAAAATCAGCCCTTAACGCCCATGTGTCGTTTACCTTACGCAATACACCTTCAGCTTTTAAAAATTGGTTTAAAGCCTTAGCCGATGTAAAACCAAGCTCGTTAGCTATTTCGGTGGTACTTATCAGGCTACCACTGTTCATCACACTGTCGTGGTACTCTATCTTTGGCGCAGCTTCTCTGAGTTGTTCGGCCTGCTTCTGAGCTACCTGATTAAAAACTTCGGCTCTGCTTTCAGCTACCTGACGGCGTTCGCGCTCTGCTTTTAGCTCGGTTGCCAAGCCTATCAATAAATCAGGATCCAACAGTATCTCTTCCAGTTTCGACGGTGTTGCCGTCATTCCTTTGGTTCGCAACTCTTTTAGGTATGATTTTACCTGACTCTTGAACGCCTTGGCAATGGGCTTGCGGCTTTGCATCAATACTTCATAGAGGCCGTCTTCGGTGAGAAAATTACATTCTCCTTGCAACCCTCCTAAGTTAAACTTAGCCACCTCTTCTGGTTCTACACGGCTGATCATGTCCGTCACATTGCTTAATCCAATCCATTCCGCTACTTCCTTTGCCAAAAACAAAGGCTCTTCAAACGTTCCGTAAACGCTTACCGATTTATCGAGTATTGATGTGGTTCCGACTATTTGCAATTGAGTTGTCATAATTTAGTTTTTAAAAAGGTTATTGTCTTTTGCGTACCTGATGAAATCGGCCATCGAGTGGATATGTAACTTCTTGAAACTATTTTTCCGATGGTTATTCACAGTATTGAGAGAGATAAAAAGAGCTGATGCAATTTCGTTATCGTTTTTACCTTCGTAGCACATTTGCATTACTTCCAATTCGCGGACACTCAATGAACTATTAAACTTAGGGTTGCAAATAACACCGTCGTGCTTACATTCACCTCTCATGGGACATGCCACAAATTCAAAGTTCATACGCCCTATGTGGTCTATATCCAGTACATTGTCATAGTTCGAGAAGTTGCACTTGATAAATCTCCGAACTTTTAGAAATCGGTTGAACGATGGGTTCTTGATACTCGCCTTGTAATATTCAGACAGGGCTTTATTCGCTTCGGGATAGAACTCCATGATTATCTCTTCCATTTCGCCAATAAACTCAATGTCCGTCTGACTCAACATGCGCGTACCTGCATCATCCTGTATCATCACCTCATTATTGGGTGTTGTATAAAATTCTATTGATTTCATGCTTTCTCGGGGAATAACTCGTTTAGCTTATGGCCTGTAATGCGCGCTATCGCCTGTTGTTCAACATGTGATGGATATGATCGCATGTTCATCCAACGATAAAAGGTGGCTACATTTCGTTTCGTTTTGTCTTCAACCTTACGCCTAAAGGTTATTTTCTCCTTATCTGTCAGGCTGTTGAAATAGTCTTGTATTGTCATTCTACAACTATTATTTGTAATTTATTCTTTATTTTGCAGTTTTTTATCATATTTGTATAGCACTTTTATAATCACTCTAATAATACTAAGCTATACTATACATGAAAGAGATAGTCATTTGTAAGCATTTTGTTGATAGCATTGATAATAAATTAAAGTCGAAACAAATACCTGTTGAAACCAATAAATTGCTTAGTGAAGGCTGGCAACTCGAAAACACCTTTTATTCGGAAGGGGCAGTCGTGTTTGTGCTGTCGAAATCAACCCCCGATGATTTAAAGCCGATGTAGTGTTGTTTGAGTAATTTGATTTCGGCAATAGCTTTGTCAAAATCATTTTCGTTTGCTAACACCAGTTTAATGTCAGCACTTTGCCAAAGCTGGTTTTTGTAGAATGTTACTGTGAGTTCCATTGTTTTAGGGATATATGTCAAAGAAAGTTTTGAGACGGTGATGTCACTTATCGGATAGTGTGTTTTCGTTGAGAAAAGACTCGATATCTCGTGCAATAGGGCTCACTTTTTCGGGAGGGCAACCCACTCTAATAGCCATATTTATAGATTCTTTTCGTAGGTTATAAATATTAGATTCATCAACGGATGTCTCAACTTCTTTTTTCATTATCGCCATGCCTAGCAGGCGGTAAATGGTTTTTGTTTTTTGTATCATTGTGCATTGTTATTTGATTACTACAATGCAAATATAAAGGAATCCTTTAATATAATCCAAGAACTTAAAGGAATATTTTAATAAAATATTAAAATAATTTTTAAATGTCTGTTAAAGAGAGACTTATAGAGTTTGTTAAGTATAAAGGAATTTCCAATTCTGAGTTTTGTAGAAGAATTGGAGTATCAAATGCCTTTATAAGTTCTATGGTTAAGTCGATCCAACCAGACAAACTTAAAAGTATTACTTCAAGTTTTCCTGAATTAAATACAGGCTGGTTAATGACAGGCGAAGGCGAAATGTTGAAGGATGCAAATACCGAATACAAATCGGAATTACAAGAAAAGCAATTTGCATCGCACATTGAAGTAAAAGTTGTAACCACAAATGCTCGCGCCGGATACTCAGAATCTTATTATGCCGATGAGTATTTACAAGATATGCCCACTGTATTGATTGAAGCAGATAGGGAATACAAGGGCAAGTATTTGGCATTTGAAATAAATGGCGATAGCATGGAGCCAGACTACAATGCTGGCGATGTAGTTATATGTAGAGAAATAAAGAGAGATCTTTGGCGATCGAAACTACATATTAACGATTGGGATTTTGTGATTGCCCATAGTACCAAGGGTATTATGCTGAAGCAAATAACCAGTCATAATGTAGAAACAGGCGAAATTGTCTGCCATTCTGTAAATACCGAAGAGCATCCTGATTTTACATTAAACCTTCGCGAAGTGGCGTTTCTCTATAATGTAGTAGAGCATCGTATTTCAGGAAAGAACAAGAGAAGACACCGATAAAAA